ATATCGAGACCAGCCATCACCCAGAACGTGAGGAATCCCTGCTTTACATTTGGCAGTGGCAATTTGGAGACTTTTACACGGTCTACGGTCGCACATGGTCAGAGCTGCGCCTATTTATTCAGCGGCTTCTCCGGGCGTTGGACGATCACGGCGATGCATCTTTGGTTGTACTGGTACACAATCTGTCGTATGAATTTCAGTTTCTGCGTGGAATTTACACATTTCAGCCGGACGAGGTTTTTGCCGTGGAATCCCGGCGGATCCTGAAATGCACGATGGCCGACAAGCGCTTGGAATTCCGCTGTGCTATGCTGCACAGCAATATGTCGCTGAAGCAGTATACCAAAAAGATGCACGTTGACCACCAGAAGCTGGACGGTGATGAATTTGACTACAAGGAACTGCGCTTCCCCGACACGCCATTGACCGACCGGCAGCTGCAATACTGCCAGAACGACGTCTTGGGGCTGGTGGAAGCCTATCAGGCCGAAATGGCCAGAGATAAGGATAACCTTTATTCCGTTCCCATGACCAGCACCGGTTATGTCCGACGTGACTGTAAGCGGGCGATGCGTTTTTGTTCCAGCAAAATGATTCGGGACTTGCAGCCGGACGTGGAGCTGTATAAAATGCTGCGGGAGGCGTTCCGGGGCGGGGACACCCATTGCAACCGCCATTTTGCCGGTAAGGTGCTGGACAATGTCCATAGCGCAGATCGCAGCAGCAGTTATCCCGATGTGATGTGTAACTGCAAGTTTCCCATGGGCCGCTTTTACGCCTTTGACGGCGGCATTGACCGTGCCATGGTTTTGTATCATCGTGGCTATGCGCTGTTGCTCCGTGTCCGTCTGTGGGATGTGTCCTTGTCAGATCCGGCATGGGGATTCCCTTATATCAGCTATGCCAAATGTCGCAACACGATCCATCCTGTTTTGGACAATGGCCGCATCCTGTCGGCGAAGATGCTGGAGACTACGATCACAGATATTGATCTACGCATCCTTTTAGACCAGTACGATTTTAGTGACATCGAGATCTTGACAGGCTACCATAGCAGATATGACCGGCTGCCGGCACCGCTGGTGCGCTGCACCATCGACTACTACCAGACCAAGACAAGGCTAAAGGGAGTGTTGGACGAACACGGCCACGAATCGCCTTTTTACAGCAAAAGTAAAAATTTGTTGAACTCCCTGTATGGCATGATGGCACAAGACCCTGTAAAGCAATCCATTCTGTTTGAAGAAGGCAGCGTCTGGCTGTTCCGGCAGAAGGACGAGCCGATCGAGGATTTGCTGAACGCCAACAGCAAACGGGCGTTTTTGTGCTATCAGTGGGGAGTCTGGGTGACAGCTTGGGCGAGGTTCCGACTGCAGGAAGGTTTGCGTATGGCCGACGGTGAACACAGCTGGCCTATTTACTGTGATACCGACTCCGTCAAGTACATTGGCGATGTGGACTGGTCAAAATACAACCAGAAGCGAATGGCCGACAGTCTCCGGTCGGGAGCCCACGCAACGGATCCCCATGGTGAGGAGCATTACATGGGCGTCTATGAGCAAGAGCATACGGCTAACCATTTTGTCAGTCTGGGGGCCAAGAAATACGTCACGGTTTATGAAGATGGCAAATGCCGCTGCACCATCGCAGGCGTGAACAAGGAGAAGGGCGGCGCAGAACTTGACAAGCATGGCGGTATTACTGCTTTTAAGTCCGGCTTTTTGTTTGTGGACGCTGGCGGCACGGAGAGCGTTTATAATGATGATGTGGTGCCACACACGGAGGAATGGCAGGGACATCGTTTTGAGATGGTGCCTAACATCCTGATCCGGAATAGCACCTACCGTGTTGGCATTACACAGGACTATGAGGACATCTTAAGCGATCCCGATTACTATTTGCTATGTAAGCATCGGTTCCGGGATAAATAATGTTTATAAGCTGGCGGGCTTTAACACGCAGAAAGGGAATATTATGAGAAACCGTAACACGACGAGCGAGACAAAGACCTACAATCACGAGTATGCCGTGAGACGAGCAGTGCAGTTTGACAAGGACGTGCTGTTTGACCTGACTATCGACGACTTTACCATCTACGGCTGCCGTGTGGTGGAGGGCAAAAACGGCGACTTTATCAGCCTCCCCTCCCGCAAGGGGAAGGACGGGAAGTACTGGGGGATCGTCTACAAGCGCTTTAGTCAGGACGAAACAAGTCTGATCCTCGACCTGGTCAGCGCCGCTCTGGCAATACAGGACTTGCCGTTTTGACGGAGGAGGGGTATGAATCTTTACGACCGCCGAGGCTATCTGAACATTCCTGATATCCTAAAATGTAAGCAGCCGTTTATTTTCGTGGTGGGCGGTCGTGGCACCGGTAAAACCTTCGGCGCACTGCGGGAAGCGCGTCGGAGGTATCGTGCCACCGGTGCGCGTTTTATGCTGCTTCGACGGATGCAGTCGCAAGTGGACTTGATCAACAAGCCGGAGTATTCCCCGTTTAAGGCCGTCGACCGTGTTGACCACCAATGCACGGTCAGCAGATCGTTAAGCAAATACACGGCGGGGTTTTACGACGGGCAGCTGGACGAACACGGCACGCCGCAGGTGACCGGCGATTGCATCGGCTATACCTGTGCGCTATCCACCATATCCAATATGCGTGGTTTTGATGCCAGCGACGTGGATTTGATTATCTTCGACGAGTTTATTCCAGAAGCTCATGAACGACCAATCAAAAATGAGGCTGCAGCCCTGTTTAACGCATATGAGACGATCAACCGCAACAGGGAACTTGACGGCGTTGCACCTTGTCAGCTTTTATGCCTTGCCAATGCCAATGACTTGGGCAATCCAGTGTTTTTGGAGCTGGGGCTTGTCCGAAAAGCGGAGTCAATGCGCCGTAAAGGACAGGAGGTTTACATTGATTCCAAGCGGGGAATTTGTATGATCATTTTGCAAAAATCCCCCATTTCCCGTGAGAAAACAGCGACAGCCCTGTATAGACTTGCAAAGGACGGGGAATACAGTCAGATGGCCATTGGGAACACCTTTGCAGGTGCCGGTGAAAACAGAATCCAGTCCATACCGCTGCAGCAGCTGGTGCCGGTGGTGACCGTCGGGGAGCTGACCGCATACCGCATCAAGGGCCAGAAGGACTATTATTTTAGTACGCATCCCTCCGGCAATCCACCGCATTACGGCACCGGGCCGTCCGAGTTGCGCCGTTTTAAGGTTGCATTTTCGTGGTTGTGGGAGGCATATATGCAGCGCCGGGTGGTATTCGAGGAACGCCTCTGCGAGATCCTACTACTAAAATACTTGACATAATCCTGTTTTATGGTATTATGTAGAGGAGGGAGGGCCGCACAATGTCAGCCCCGGAAGGGCGTGCGTGAGTTTGACAGACTCCTGATGCCCTCCCTCCCAACAAAAAATAATCGAGGTGGTAGTATGCGAGTCTATGTAATTGGCGTGGCAGTCTTTATTGTGGTGGACATCCTGTCCGGCCTGTTGAAAGCGCTGTATAACAAAGAGTTCAAGTCCAGTGTGATGCGCAACGGCCTTTTCCACAAGGCGGGGGAAATCCTTGTTCTGGGCCTGCTGTATCTGGTGGAGATCGAGTCGGCGGCCATGGGCTTGGATGCGGGCCTGCCGCTGTTTAAGACCGGCTGCGGCTATGTGGCGCTGATGGAGATTGGCAGCATCATCGAAAATTTGAAAGCATTTACTCCGGGTATTGACAACATCATTCGGAAGGAGACGGCAACCAATGGCAAAGAAAATTTTTCTGAGTCCCAGCGATCAGACGAGTAACCGGTACGCCTACGGCAACACCTCCGAGGCAATCCAGTGCGGCAAAATTGCGGTGGCACTGGAGGAGTCGCTGACACGCTGCGGCTTTGCGGTACGGCTTGTGCATTATCAGGATATGGCCACAAAATGTGCAAATGCCGATGCATGGGGCGCAGACCTTTACATCCCTATCCACACCAATGCCTGCGACGGCGAGGTGTCCGGCACACGCATTTATACTTATGACAACACCGGCGAAGGTCGCAAGGCCGGTCTGTGTGTCTATCGTAATCTGGCGCCGCTGACACCGGGAAAGTCTGACAACATCAGCGCAGACGCCAGCCTGTACGAAATTCGCAAACCGGCAGCCCCGACCGTGTACTGTGAATGCGAGTTTCACGACGTTCCCGAGACGGCCCGCTGGATCATCACCCACACAAAAACTATCGCAGAAGCGATCTGCAAGGGCGTGTGCGAATACTTCGGAGCACCCTACAAGGCCCCGGACGAAGCGCCCAAAACCGAAACACTGTATCATGTACAAGTCGGAGCGTTCCGGGATCGGAAGAACGCCGAAAAAATGTTGGAATCCGTGAAAGCACACGGATTCGAAGCTTTTATCAAGGAGGAAAAGCATGAAAGCAACTGATATTATCGCATTGGCAACTGCTGGCTACACGGCGGAGCAGATCGCCGTCATCGCAAAGGCTGCCAAGGAGCAGCCGGTACAGCAGCCGGTACAGCAGCCGGTACAGCAGCCGGTACAGCAGCCGGTACAGCAGCCGGTACAGCAGCCGGTACAGCAGCCGGACGGTTATGCGGATCTGATGGGCAGGCTTGACGCACTGACCACCCAGATACAGCAAAGCGCTATCCTTAATAGCGCACAGCCCCGTGAGGAAACGGCCGATGATATTTTGGCAAATATCATTGACCCTCCCGAATTTCACCCGAAAAAGTAACAATAAGGAGGTAAAATTATGGCTGGTGAAATGACTTTTAAGCAGGCCGCCAAGCTGTTGAACAGCATCCAGCAGCAGGCGACCGGTCAGTCGGCTATGGTCGCAACTGACATCCACAGCTTTATCAGCTGTGCAACCACCACGTTGGCCACGGGCTACGATCCCGTATTCAACGCCATCAATCAGGTGCTGACACGCACCATCTTCTCCACACGTCCCTATTCCAGGAAATTTAAGGGACTGGAAAAGACGGAATCCCAGTGGGGCAACCACGTCCGCAAGCTATCCACTGCAGACAAGCCCATTAGCGAGGATGATCGCTACAAGTGGCCGGTGGCATATGATGCTACACAGGCAGACAACCCTCTGGGTAACGGCCAGAGCGTAGACCAGTATGTCATTAACAAGCCGGAGATCCTTCAAACCAACTTTTACGGCGCGAATGTGTGGGAGGACTGGTACACGATCTTTAAGGATGAGCTGGACAATGCCTTTACCGGCCCGGAACAGCTGGGCAGCTTTATGGGCATGGTGACCGGGAATATGTCCGATAAGCTGGAGAACATCCGGGAAAATATTTCCCGCGCTGCTCTGGCCAACTTTATCGGCGGCGTGGTCGACGAGGCGCAGGAAGGCCGTGTCGTGCATCTGCTGACGGAGTACGAAGCGGCGACCGGCCTGAAGTTTGATACGCCGCAAGAAGTGTATCAGCCTGCCAACTTCAAAGCGTTCATCCAGTGGGCCTATGCGCGCATCGCCCAGATCTCCGACATGATGACGGAGCGCACGGAACTGTTCCAGACGGTAGTCAATGGCAAGCACGTCGTCCGGCACACACCCAAGGCCATGCAGCGGGCTTTCCTGTACGCACCGGCCCGGCATCAAATGAACATGATGGCCATCGCAGACACCTACCACGACGGCCTGCTGACCATGCCGGAGACGGAGACCGTCAATTTCTGGCAGTCCGCCGAGACACCCGACTCCATCAATATGAAGGTGTCCCGCATCGGCACCAATGGTACCGTGACCGTGTCCACCGACGCCATCGAGCAGGCAGGGATCTTCGGCGCCATCATCGACACCGAGGCCGTAGGCGTGGCCAACACCCAGAGCTGGAGCAATCCGACTCCGTTCAACTCCAGAGGCGGCTATACCAACATCTGGATGCATGAAACGCAGCGCATCTACAACGACCACACGGAAAAGGGCGTTGTGCTGCTGCTTGACTAATACGCAAGGCCGGGCGGCTTCGGTCGTCCGGCCATTTTCACGAAGGTGGTGATACATATGTTTCCTGCAATGCTATGGAAATTTTCCAAAAAAGAAAACAGCACAAAAAGACCGTTGGACAGCGACGCCACCATGGTGGACTGCGAGACCAATAACGACTTTGACCTGCTGCATCCGGTATTTGTGTTTAGCTTCCGTGGCGGCAGCAGCAATCCCACGCAATATAATTACTGCTATGTAGACACGTTTAAGCGGTATTACTGGATCACAGGATGGACTTTTAGCAATGGCCAGTGGATCGCATCCTGTTCCGTGGACGCCTTGGCCAGCTGGAAGACAGAACTCGGCAGACAAAGCGCCTATGTGCTGCGCAGCGCTGCGTCCTATGACGGAAATATCCAAGATACACTTTATCCGGCCAAGACGGATATTGTGTTGGAAACCAGTACGGTGGAATCTCCGTTTGATAGGGCTGGTTATTATGTCGTCGGCACCGTCGGAGATGGAGGTATTACTGATTATGCATCGCTATCCTACGCCGAATTTGCAAAGTTTAGTAAAACTGCGTTTTCGGACGCCTTTTATCAAGGTGTTGCAGCGGGTGTTGATTGGATGGCCAAAGCGGCATTCGACCCTATGCAGTATTTACGATCTGTAATATATATTCCGCTAAAATCAAGCGGCGGCCAATTCCGAAGTGTCACACTTGGTTGGTGGGATACCGGAGTACGTGGCGGCTATGTCGGCATAGGGGCATCTGACAAGGCGAAATTTACGTTGGATGTCCCCAAACACCCGCAGGCCAGCGAACGCGGGGCATATTTGAATTGTGCGCCCTATGCGTCGTATATACTGGATTGTCGACCGTGGGGCCGTATTAGTCTGGATCCCGAAGACTTAAAGGGCGTATCAAGTGTGACATTTGATATCAGTGTGGACTACATCACGGGGGAGGGTGTTTTAACGACCACCATCGACGGGGGCCGCAGAGTTTTGGCCGTTGCCCAAGTAGGGCACCAGGTGCAGCTGTCCCAAGTATCGCACGATATTGGTGGTGCTATTTTATCCATAGCAGGCGGCGTTGGTAGCGCCATTACGGGAAATGCTATGGGCGTTGCGCAAGGCATTGGCAATGCCGTCAACAGCGTAATGGGCAAAGTCAACACGATCGGCGTAAATGGGTCTGTATCGCAGATTCTGACACCACCGCAGCTGTCTGCAACCTTTATCAAAATCGTAGATGAAAACAATGCGGATCGTGGGCGTCCCCTGTGTCAGGTGCGGAGAATCGATACATTGCCTGGTTATCAGATCCACGCAGACCCGGAAATGTCCCTGCCCTGCACACAAAGCGAGATGGTTACCATTAGCGGATATTTGACGGGAGGGTTTTTGTATGAGTAGCAGCGAAAAACAGAAAGAGACTCCCGTCCAGCGACCCGACGATGACAAGCGGACAAAGAGCGCCAAGGCGGCGCAGAATGTCACACAAACGAAAGCCCCATATTGGTGGATCATGAGGAGGCGACAACTATGACCGGCGCACCATTTTTTTACGACTATCAAAACGCAATCATTTCCCAGACCACGCCCAATACCGTCCATGTCAAAAATGTTGGCCTGACGAGGTTCTTCCAGAGATATCTGCTGCAAAAAGCCATCAGTGTATTCAAGTGGGGAATGCCCCGCACATGGAGTCGGGACTATTTCCTGTATACGCTGTACTGCTGGGGCTTCGTCGCCATCGTCAACACTGACAAATTCGGCGTGATCCCGCAGGGCTGCGGCCTAAAGGGCTATAATGTCTTTTACCAGCCCCGATCGGTGATTATCCAAAATCCACTTATCAGGCGAACGCTGGAACCGGAAATTGGGCGGAACTGTGTACTGCTAAAGCTGCAGCCAGACTTTTGCGGCATCATGGACCTGGTCAGCTTTTATGCACAGGAGATGTCACTGGCCTCCGAGGCGGTGGACGTCAATCTGCTTAACAGTAAGCTATCCTATGTGTTTACAGCATCTAACAAAAATGCGGCTGAAAGTCTGAAAAAACTGTATGACCGTATTGCCAGCGGGGAGCCTGCGGTGGTGGTAGACAAGGCGCTGTATAACGATGATGGGACGGTATGCTGGGAGGCATTCCAGCAAAATGTCGGTCAGAACTACATTGTCAGCGACCTTCTGTCCGATCTGCGCAAAATCGAGGCCGAATTTGACACCAAGGTTGGAATCCCCAACGCCAACACCGACAAAAAGGAACGGCTGATCTCCGACGAAGTTAACGCCAACAATGTGGAAACCCGGAATCTCCCGGAGCTGTGGCTGGAATCCCTCCGGCAGGGCTGCGAGGAGGCCCGCAAGATGTTTGGTATTGACTTGTCCGTGGACTGGCGCAATCAGCCGGAGCAGTCCATGCAGCCGACGGGGGAGGTGTCTGACAATGCGGAGTAAGCTATCTGTACTGGGCATCTATAACTATGACGGCCAGATTTTCGACCGGCTGGAGGTGCCGGAAGGCGTCGACCGCGATACAGTGGTCACCAGCATTTTGCTGGAGTGTGCCGATCTGGAGGTGCTGTATCCGGTGCCGGTCGTGCTGCAAACGGCCATCGGCTTGTGGTCTAAATCTATGCTGCCAAGCTGGGAACGTCAGTATCGGGCCATCACGGCGGAGTACGACCCTATCGAAAACTATAACCGGTTTGAAGACTGGACGGACACGGCACATTCCGAGGGCGCAGGCAGCAGTGAGGTGGCGGGCTTCGACAGCGGCAAAATGACACCAAGAGACGGCAGCCAGAGCGCCGCAG